GCGGCAAAATTGCGTTACATTGCTTTTTGCAGTAAAATGCCGCCTTTCCCTGTAACCGTGTTTGAGTAGAAATATATACTACCCAAATATCATTACAGAAAACGACGGCTTTAAAGTCAAAAAAGCCGCCATTTTCTTTTTTCAAAAATAGGCAAACGGTGGGTGTATTCCGTGCGCCCTTTTAACGGCGGTACCCAGGAGGTAGCGCCGTGGATTGCCTTTTTGTTCGACAAAAAATATATCGAAGTCGCAAAATAAACCAGCAAGCGCGGGGTTTGGCTGTTCAGCCATGCCATGATGCTGGAGGACAGCGCGGAGCTGTTCAGCCTCCACCGCCCGCTTCCAAGCGGAATGCGCGAGGTTACACCGTACAGCATGACGGAGCTGTTTCACAGGCAGCTCGGCGCTTCGCTGGGCATCCCCGCCAAGTATTACGACAAGATGCGTGGCGAGTATCCGGAGCTTCTTGCACAGAATGTCAACGGCTGGTTCAGGCAAGCGCCGTCGAAACATACGATTCGGACTCTGGACGGGACGGCCAGAGCGTTTTTGAGCGATCGGTACCGTAGGATCGACAATTACGCAATCGCCAAGGCGACACTGCCGGTCATCGGCGAGATGCCCGACGCGCAGGTCATCAGTTGCGAGATCACGGAAACGAGGATGTACATCAAGGTAGTCAATCCCCGGCTTGAGGCCGAGGTGCAAACGGGCGATATCGTACAGGCCGGGATCATCATATCCAACTCGGAGGTCGGGCTTGGCAGCGTATCCGTCATGCCACTGGCTTACCGACTGGTGTGCCTGAATGGCATGATCGTAAATGATCTCGGGCAGCGGAAATATCACGCTGGCCGTGAGCTGGAAGAATCATGGGAGCTGTACAGCGATGAAACGCTGCAGGCCGAAGATAACGCCTTCATGTTGAAATTGGCCGATATCGTGCGAGCCGCCGTCGATGAGGCGCGGTTTACGTCGGTGGTCGATAAGCTGCGGGAGGCCGTCGATATCAGGATCACCGCGTCGGTACCGCAGGTGGTGGAGCTGACCGCCAAACAGTACGGCCTGACTCAGTCCGAGGGAAACGACGTGCTGCAGCATCTGATCAGCGGCGGCGACCTGTCGCGCTACGGCTTATCCAACGCTGTTACCCGCGCGTCGCAGGACGTGCAGGATTATGACCGCGCCACGGCTCTCGAAGGCGTAGGCTGGCAGATCGCCGTCATGCCCCGGGAGGTCTGGGCGGTCATCAACGAGGCGTGAGGCTATGAGCGTAAGCAAATACAATCACGAGCGATATTATGATCCCACGCCTTATGCGGCGCTGATGGCCATTGAACGGGAAGAAAAAGAAAACAGGCGCAGACCGCTGGTGTTCATCTGCTCCCCATTTGCGGGGGACGTGGAACGGAACCTGCAAAACGCCCGGTTGTATTGCAAGTATGCGGTGGAGCAAGGCGCGATCCCCCTCGCGCCCCACTTGCTCTATCCTCAGTTTTTAGACGACCGGGACAAGGCGCAGCGCAGCCTCGGGATTTCCTTCGGACTGGTGCTTTTGGGGAAATGCGATGAACTTTGGGTGTTCGGTAGCACGATCACCAAAGGTATGAGGGTGGAAATTGAACGGGCGCAGGCGCGAGGGATCAAAATTCGATTCTTTATCAATCAAGGCAAGGAGGCGGTGACGTGAAAGCATTGGATATACCGCTTGAAGAGTTTCTGCGCCCCTTTTTCGACGCAGGCGAAACGGTATGCCTACGCATTTTTGATGACCGAAAGACCAGCTCGTTTCGTGGCTCGAAGCTGGAATGCGAGGCCGGAAAGATCGCCGCGATGGCAGATATTCTCCAAAAGCACAACCAACAGAATCGCGGCATTTATTTCGTGGTCAACTATGGCGGCCATGAAGATGCCGATATCACCCGCATCAATGCACAATTTGTGGAGTGCGACGAGCTGTCCATCGAGGAGCAGGTGGCGCAGGTTGAGGCGTTTTCCATCGAACCATCGCTGATTGTAAAAACAAAAAAATCCCTTCACGTTTACTGGTTGATGAAGGATGCGAAGGTCGCGGATTTTCGCAGAGTACAAAAACGGTTGATCGCCCGATTCCAAGGCGACCCGGCCTGCATCAACGAAAGTCGCGTGTTCCGGCTACCCGGGTTTTATCACTGCAAGGGCGATCCGGTTATGGTGGAGTGCATCAAATTCAATCCTGAGTTGCGCTACACACAGGCCGAATTGGAAGCAGTGTTGCCCGAGGTGCCGGACGATCCGGTGATCAAAACACCCGCACCTAAGGGCACTCGCAAGGGACTGGCTCTGGTGATCAAGCGGTGTCTTTTTGCGCAGCACTGTAAGGACAATGCCAAGTCCCTCTCCGAGCACGACTGGTATGCGATGATCACGAATCTTGCGGTGTTCGAAGGAGGCAATCGCGTCATTCATGCACTATCCAAGGCGTATCCGGGTTATGACCGCAAAGAAACGCAGGATAAAATCCAGCACTTTCTGGAGAGTGGGACGAAGCCCATCACCTGCCGGACGATTGCCGAGAAGGGCTTCGTCTGCCCGAAGATGGAGGACGGAAGTTGCGGTTGTAAGGCTCCCGCCGCCCTCTGCTATAAACCCCTTGCCGTTGAGGATCTGCGTGTGTTTCTTTCGGAGCTTGAGGTCAGGAAGTCTGCAGTGGACGATATGCAGACCGCGCAGGAATTTGTCCGTGATTTCCTATACAACGTGGATTCGGTTGTTGCGGGGACATTCATCGAATACGAGTTGAAGGAGCATTTCGGCCTGAAAACCAGCGCGGTCAAGCCACTGGTGGCGCAGCAGAAGGAGCTATACAAGGCATACCGCGACAGCAAGGATACGAAGCGCGAAACCTCCGGCGAGGAACTGCCTGACTGGTATGAGGTGACGGACCGGGGTCTGCGGTTCGTTTCTGGCCTACTGGCCAATCACATGGCCAAAAACGTGGACGCCTTTTACGGTGCGGAGAGCTATTACCTCTATGAGGGCGGAGTGTATAAAGCCGCGTCGGATTTGCAGGCTGCAGCCAAAGTGCGCGAGCATCTGATCGACCGATACGCGACCATGTCGGGCATCAACGACACCGAGGGTCAGTGGCGCATGCTCATCTATAAGCCGATCCGAGAGATTAACTGCAATCCGTTTATCATCAATACGGCAAACGGCCTGTACAACGTCCTTGACGGCAGCTTCAAACCGCACACATCGGAGTATTACTCAACGGTGCAGCTCAAAGCGGCGTACAGGGAGAACGCTGGATGCCCGCGGTTCATGAAATTTATAAGAAGTGTACTGGAGGAACCGGAAATTTACCTGCTGCAGGAGATATTCGGGTATTTTCTGATTCCAATCAACAAGGCGCAGAAGAGCTTCATGCTGGTGGGAGCGCCCAACGCGGGCAAATCGACGCTGCTGTCCATCGTTCAGGAGATCCTCCTGGGCAGCGAAAACGTGAGTAATGTCCCGTGGCAATCGCTCTCCGACCGGTTCAAAACCGCAGAGCTATTCGGTCGGTTGGCAAACATTTTTGCCGACCTGCCTTCAAAGAGTGTGGATGACAACGGAATCTTTAAGGCGCTCACCGGCGAGGACTACATCACCGCCGAACGTAAAAACAAGAATCCTTTCAGCTTCAAGCCTTATGCCCGGTTGCTGTTTTCCTGTAACGAGATACCCCGCAATTATGGCGACCGCAGCGAGGGATTTTACCGCAGACTTATCATCATCCGCTTTGCGAATGCGGTGCCGCCTGAGAAGCGCGATCCCAACCTGCTGGATAAGCTGACCGTGGAGCGAGACGGGATTTTCATGTGGGCACTGACGGGGTTAAAAAGGCTCATGGCCAACAGCTACCTGTTTTCCGAAACCGACGCGACCCGCGCCGAACTGCAGCGATACAAGGTGGAAAGCAACAGTGCACTTTCCTTCATTGAGGAATGCTGCGTGCTCGACGCAAAAGCGGAATGCGTCCGCGAGGAGCTGTTCCAGCAATATCGGGAATATTGCCACAAAAACGGCCTGAAGCCCCTGTCGCAGGCCAACTTCAACAAGGACGTGGAAGCCATCGGCAACACCATCGAAAAAGCGGTCGACAAGCTGGGCAAACGCCGCATATGGCGGGGATTGCGATTCCATGAGTAGTTTTTTGACGGTTTTGACAGGCATTTGACAGGTTCGGCGAGGCGAAAACCCCTACTACATAAGGCATTTGACAGGTTTGACGGGTTTTTTATATTTCTTACGTTAAAGACCAGAATGCTATATGTAGTAAGAATTTTATAATACATTATAAAAGCTGAGGATTTCCTGTCAAACCTGTCAAAAACGCGAGGTGCGTTATGGCAGAAAAGGACATCACAAACGCGATTCTGCGTTATCTAAAGACTGTGCCTTGCTGTTTTGCTTGGAAAGAGCACGGCGGCATGTATGGCACAGCCGGTTTGCCGGACATCATCTGCTGCATCAAAGGTCGGTTCGTCGCCTTTGAGGTAAAAACACCGTCCGGCAAGCTGACAAAGCTGCAAGAAGCCACGATTCGGAAAATCAGAGCTGCCAAGGGCGAAGCCTTCAAAGTGACAAATGTCGAGGATGCCAAATCCATTCTTGATACCTTGGAGGTGCCAGCTCATGACGATAGCTTGGATATATTTAGATAAAAAGGCGGCAGCCATCGACGCCTTGAAGGATTACTCTACCATGGAGTACATTCTTCAGAACCACTCCGATATTTTGGAGGAGATGACGGAAAAACTGACGGCAGTGCGATCTTCCGCTCCCACAGGTATGCCGAGGATAAAAAATCCAAAGGCAGGTGAAGCGCGTTTGGCAGCTACGCTGGATGAGATCGACGTCCTTAAGGAGCGATATCGTAGGGCACTGGAGTACATGGAGTGGTTCCAGCCCGCATGGGAGGCTTTGAGCGAGGACGAGCGGTTCGTCTTATCGGAGTTTTATCACAACGATGATTCTCGGCAGACCGATGCGATTGGAAGTGTATGCGAGCGGTTCAGCATTGAGCGCTCATCTGCTTATAACAAAAAGAACCGGGCGCTGGCCCGATTGGCCCTTCTGCTGTACGGAAAGTGAGTAATTTCGTGGACGACTTTTGCGTTTTGATGTGCTATACTGATACCATCAAAATTTGCAAACAAAAGCCTTCGGAGCACAACCGCTCTGAGGGCTTTTTTGTTGGCACACTTTGCACTAAACGCTCGCCTACACTTTGGGGGAATTGCCTCCGCAGAAATGTCTTGCCTTTAAGCGGTTATCGAGCGATCATGTGTCTGCAAGGAAGGAGGCGTTTTTATGGGGGGAAAATTCTACTGCCCCACGCAGATATGCCTGTTTGAAACACCTGTGGACATAAAGGATTGTTTTCAAAATGGCGAGGATTTGGAAGATTTATTTTGCGAGCATCAACTGAGCGGTGCTGAAGAGGCGGGATATTTTCAAGCAATTATCCGCGAATGGAACCGCAGGCACGATTCGGCTGCATATCGGCTGGACATTTCCGAAGATACCCAACTGGATGGGATTCGGGAAGGTGTGTGCTCCATGGTGCTGCGTGACAATGGTCTGATCGAGTATGAGCTGGATTGCGAGGCATCCTGCTCGAACGAAGAAGCCTGTGAACAATTGGCGGCTGTTATAGGCGAAAACGCGGACCCGTTCATTCTGGATTTCATTTTGGATGACGGCAGGCAGTTATATATTGCCCCCACCACCCATCATTGGTGCGGCGGGTTTACCTTAGTCCGGGACTACTGACCTTCTCGAAAGTGAGTAAAATCGTGGACGACTTTTGCGTTTCGGCGCGCTATACTGATATCATCAAAATTGCATAACAACAAAGAAGCCTTCGGAACAACCGTTCTGAGGGCTTTTGTTTTGCCCGGGAGGTGGCCGTGTGCCAAGGAAACCCAAACGGCCATGCAGCTATCCGGGCTGCCCGGAGCTGACGGATGGCCGGTATTGTGAAAAGCATCAGAAGGAAATCGAAGCGCGATATAACCGGTATGAACGCGACCCGGCCACCCGCAAGCGGTATGGCCGGACGTGGCGGCGAATCCGTGACCGATATATTGCGGCGCACCCGTTATGTGAGCGGTGCCGCAAGGCCGGTAAGTTGACGCCCGCCGAAGAGGTTCACCATATCATCCCTTTATCCAAGGGCGGCACCCATGACGAAAGCAACCTCATGAGTTTGTGTACGTCGTGCCACTCCGAAATCACCGCGCGCGAAGGTGGCCGCTGGGGTTAAGGAAAAGGCGAACCCGAAGGTTATCTACCTTCGGGTTGCAGTAGTTCGTATGTGCCATCCGGCAGTTCGCCCGCATATAAGCAATCCGGCCAGCGGAACAGCCATTCTTTGGGTGTGGGCTGTTCGTACCACAAAGACCCACCGTCGCACATGCTTTGGATAATGCTTTCCTTTGCATCTTCATCGTCATCGTCAATGGCGACCGACTGGAAGAAGCGGACATAACGGGATAGATCATTCGACATAACGTTTGCCTCCTTTCGCTTGATGCTAATGGCCTGTAGTATATATCTGGTTTCACCACATAGCAAGGGTGTAAATACCACAATCACCCGGGCTTTTCTTCTGCGTTTGTGTGTTGGCCGCCGGGGTTGACGATTGCTGTAAATAACTCAAATTGGCCGGTCCTTCTTTGGTGGGTAATCGTATTGCTAATTGCGGCGACCAGAGGTATCATGTCCCCCACAATAATGAAAGGGGTTATTGACACATGAAAACAAAACAAATATGGGAGCGCGCAAATGAGCATCGGGAGTTGATCCGCTCGCTTTATCGTGCGCTCTGTGAGGGTGAGGACATCAACGGGATGATGAATCAACTGAAACAATTGATTCCCTGCCTGTTCGGTGTCGATGCTGACCGGCGCGCTTTGGTGTTTCGTTCGATTGACGATGGCTTGGTTGCCTTGCTTGTGAAGGAAGAAGGCGACACGCTGGTGCTGGCACTGGCGACGACAGATATTGAGTTGAACTAAGTCTATCGGCGAACACAAGAAAAAGGACGCGAGAGATTGTCTCGTGTCTTTTTTTTTATCTCGGGGAGGGGCGGTCTGAATCTCCACAACCTTTTCACGGTGCAACGGGCGTGGGGTCACGCGCGAAAAATCGCGGTTTCAAACAGGGTATATACCCCTAAAAAATTACAGAAGTGAGGTAAATCCATGAATTTAACAAGGAATCTCAAATATCCCAAACCAAAAGAAGATAAGACAAAGGGAAGCTACATGTCGGGAGCCGATGTGATTGAAGTTCAGAAACTTCTTGTAAGTGCTGGATTTAACGTCGGGAAATCTGGCATTGATGGCTATTACGGCCCGGATACAAAAGCCGCCGTTATCGCGTTTCAGCAAAGGCATAAGGACGAGAATGGAAAACCATTAGAAGTGGATGGTGTTGTTGGCTCTCACACTTGGTGGTCTTTACATAATTTTGTACCCGCGCAGCCTGTAAGCCAAAAGAAAGCTGATTTTTGCGCCCATGCTGCTTCGAAGGTCGGATGCCTTTATGTTTCGGGAGGTCAGGGGCAGCAAGGAACGCCCGAACTTATCAGAAAACTCGAAAAAGACGATGGAAATTATAAACGGGCGATGGCTCAATATAATCTCCATGTTCAAAAGGGTTTGCCTCTTACAATTTATGATTGCAGTGGTCTGGTAATGGAATATCTCCAAAACGAGCAGCATCTTGTCGCTACCGATAAAACCGCGAACGGGATATACTTCGACCTCTGTGCCCTCATTGATCGTCAAAGCCTGCGGGCAGGCGATCTGGTCTTTATCAAAGATAAAAAGGGGCCTCTGCATCTTCATCATGTCGGGATTTATATGGGTGACGGGACGGTGGTGCAGGCAAAAGGCCGCGATTATGGAGTTGTCCGCACGCCAATTGGCGCGGATGGGTGGACTAATTTTGGCCGACTGAAGTGCTTGGAATAAACCCTGCTTTCGGGAAAGTGAGGTGATGTGCATGGCCAAGGACGGTACCAACCGGGGCGGGGCGCGCATCGGTTCTGGGCAAAAGAAAAAGCCGCTGGCGGATAAAATTCTGGAGGGCAATCCGGGCAGACGTCCGTTGACGGTCATTGAGTTCAAGGACACGGCGGATTTGGAAGGCCAGACTATGCCGCCGCCCCGCGAATATCTTGGCGCGAAACAGAAAAGCGGAAAAACCACGCTGGCGGTGGAGATATATGAAAAGACATGGCAATGGCTGTATGAACGCCGGTGTGCCCATTTAATCCCCGCGCAGCTTCTGGAGCAATACGCCATGAGCGTATCGCGGTGGATCCAGTGTGAGGAATGCGTCACCGAGTTCGGGTTCCTCGCCAAGCATCCGACCACCGGCAACGCGATTCCGTCGCCCTATGTGGCCATGTCGCAGTCGTTTATGAAGCAAGCCAACGGCTTATGGTTTCAGATTTATCAGGTCGTGAAGGAAAACAACGCGGCGGATTATAAAGGCGCGACGCCCCACGACGATGCGATGGAACGCCTGCTCACGGCGCGGAGGGGTGGCTGATGGAACTTTGGCAATTGCATCAGTTTCAAAGCCTGCCGCTAGAAGCCAAGATTGCAAAGAGCAAGCTGCGCATCCGTGAGTGGATGGATCATTTTGGTGGCGATGTGTACGTCAGCTTTTCAGGCGGCAAGGACTCGACGGTACTGCTCGACTTGGTGCGTTCGGAGTATCCGGGCGTGCCCGCTGTCTTTTCAGATACCGGCTTGGAGTTTCCCGAGATCAGAGAATTTGTTAAAACCGTTCCCGATGTGACGTGGGTCAAACCGGACATGACGTTTCGGCAGGTTATTGAAAAGCACGGGTATCCGGTGATCAGCAAAGAACAGAGCGATTGGATATATCGTGTTCGCTGCGGTAATCCGCAGGTGTACCAGAAGAACGTCCTCGGGATCAGGCCGGACGGCAGAGAGACGCGCTTTCACATTTCGGAAAAGTGGCGGTATCTGCTGGATGCGCCCTTTCAGATCGGCGCAGGCTGCTGTGCGGAAATGAAAAAGAAGCCGTTAGACCGCTATGCCAAAGAAACCGAGCGTGTTCCCATCCTCGGCACGATGGCCTGCGAAAGCGCCCTCCGGCTTCAAAAGTGGCTGCTCCACGGCTGCAACGCCTTTGACAATAAAAAGCCTGTTTCCATGCCGCTCTCGTTCTGGCTGGAGGAGGACATCTGGGAATACATCCACCGGTTCAACGTCCCATATTGCAAGATTTACGATATGGGGTACATCCGGACGGGATGTATTTTTTGTATGTATGGCGTCCATTTGGAGCCGGAGCCGAATCGGTTCCAGCGCCTTCAAAAGACGCATCCGAAGCTGTGGCGGTATTGCATGAAAGAATGGGACGCCGGGGGCTTGGGGTTGCGGTCGGTGCTGGAGTACATCGGCGTGCCCTACGAAAACTTTTTGCTATGAGGTAATGGACATGAACATACAAAAAATCAAAGCCGAGCTGTTAAGCCCTTCAGCATACAACCCCCGTAAGGACTTAAAGCCCGAGGATAAAGAATATCAGAAGCTCAAGCGTTCCATTGAGGAGTTTGGGTATGTCGAGCCTGTCATTTGGAATAAGACCACAGGCAATGTGGTCGGCGGTCATCAGCGGCTCAAGGTCCTTTTAGACTTGGGACATGCAGAAATCGACTGCGTGGTGGTTGAGCTTGACCTGCAGCGGGAAAAGGCGCTCAATATTGCCCTCAACAAAATTCAGGGCGAATGGGATGAAACCAAGTTGGCCGAATTGATGGCCGACCTCGACGCAGGCGCATTCGACGTATCCCTCACCGGCTTCGACGCTTCGGAGATCGACGAACTGCTCAACCGCTTTTATTCCAAGGAAGCGGTGCAGGACGATTTCGATGTGGACAAGGAAAAGGAGCGCATCGAGAGCGAAGGCGCAGTTACCCAGCCAGGGGATATCTGGCTGTTGGGGCAGCACCGCCTTATGTGCGGGGATTCTACCAACGAGGTTGATTTTGAAAAGCTGATGGACGGCGGCCATGCGCAATGCGCCGTTACTTCGCCACCCTATGGCGTGGGCAAGGAGTATGAAAAGGCAGGCATCGAGCCGTGGTTTGAAACCATCAAACCAGTGATAAAAAATCTGTGCAGGCACGCGGATATCGTCTGCTGGAACCTGGGCGACCTTTACGCCACCGGTTCTCAGTTCATCGAGCCGACCAGCGTGTACAGCGTGAATATGTTTGCCGACAACGGGTACCGCCCCATCTGGATTCGGATATGGAAAAAGCAAGGGATGAATTTCGGCGTCGGCCCCTATCATCTTGTTTCTAATAAGCCAGTGCAGCAATACGAGTATATTTCGGCCTTCAGCAAGAACGGCGAGGCTGAGGAATACAACGATCAGGAGTATGTGTGGCTCTCGGCGTTCGCCGGACACGGCTATAAATTCGTGAAACGGTTGACCAAGGAAGAACGGAAAAAGTGGGGATATGCGGGCATCTGGGAAATGACGACGGTGCGTGCCAACAAGGAACACCCCGCCATGTTTCCCGTTGAGCTGCCGTGGCGCTGCCTGAAAATGCACAGCGACCGGGGCGGCATCGCTTTGGAGCCGTTTTCGGGAAGCGGCACCACCATCATCGCGGCGGAACAGACCGAGCGCCGTTGCTATGCAATGGAGATTTCCCCCGTCTACTGCGATTTAGCGGTCAAGCGCTGGGAAGATTTCACGGGCGAAAAAGCGGTCAGGCTGGAGGGATAAGACTTGGATATACAGAAAATCTCCGTTTCAAAAATCAAGGCGGCAAAATATAACCCGCGCAAGGACTTAAAGCCTGGGGACGCGGAATATGAAAAACTGCGCCGTTCCATTGAGGAATTCGGCTATGTAGAACCTCTTGTCTGGAACAAGCGCACGGGTAACATCGTGGGCGGCCACCAGCGGTTCAAGGTGCTGAAAGCGATGGGCTATCAGGAAATCGACTGTGTGGTGCTGGATATTGACGAGCAGCGGGAAAAGGTGCTGAATGTAGCGCTCAACAAAATCAGCGGCGAGTTCGATATCCCCCTCTTAACCGACCTGCTGCGTGATTTGGGTGACGACGGGTTCGACGTGTCTCTCACTGGTTTTGATGCCGCTGAGATAGATGAGCTTTTTAAGGACAAAACGGCGGGCAAGGTCAAGGAAGATAATTTTGATGCCAATAAGGCGCTTGATGAAATCGAAACGCCGATCACGCGGCGCGGCGATATTTGGCTGCTTGGCAAGCATCGGTTGATGTGCGGCGACAGCACCTCTCTTTCGGAGGTGCGACAGCTAATGGATGGAAAAAAGGCGCGGTTTATCTTTACGGACCCGCCGTGGAATGTGGACTACGGCTCCGATACCAAACATCCAAGCTGGAAGCCGAGGCAAATCCTCAATGACAAAATGAGCACCGAGCAGTTCGGTGCTTTTTTGTTGGCCGCGTTTCAGTGCATGGCTTCCGTTTCCGAGCCGGGCTGTATGACCTATGTGGTGATGAGCGCGCAGGAATGGGGCAACATCATGCCCGCCATGCGGCAGGCTGGTTACCATTGGTCGAGCACGATCATCTGGGCAAAGGACAGTCTCGTTTTATCCCGCAAGGATTATCATACGCAATACGAGCCGATTTGGTACGGCTGGCTGGAGGGCACGCGCCTTTGTCCCCTGAAAGACCGTAAACAATCGGATTTGTGGGATATCCCCCGCCCGAAGGTGTCAATCGAACACCCTACCATGAAGCCGGTGGCGCTGGTTGCCAAGGCGATACTCAACAGCTCCCGCTCCGGCGATACAGCGCTGGACTTATTCGGCGGATCTGGTACGACGCTCATCGCCGCTGAACAGACAGAGCGCGTGTGTTTCATGATGGAGTTGGACGCGAAATACTGCGACGTGATCGTGAAACGGTATACCGAACAGGCTGGCGGTGTGGATCGGGTGTTTCTTCTGCGCGATGGTGTGGAAACAGCGTATGAGGATGTATCCGATATTGTGGGTTTACCACAGTCTGAAGGATGACATTTTTTCGCTTTTCTTTGAAGAAACAGCTTGCAATCCCACAGGTTTAGAGTGATGAATGTAAGCACCAGATAAGCAAAGGAGGCTTACAAAAATGAGGATCAATTACAATGTGACCGGCGATAAACGAAAAGCGCTGGTAGGAGCAATCAGCCAAGAACTGAACGCGCAAACCAAATATCTCGGCGCGCCGACATTCGCCTACGAGGTAGGCGGATACCGCATCGATAAGACGGGTGTGGTTGAAGGCGAGGATAACTACGAATTGGTCGCCGACCTTTGCGGTCTGCACGATTTCAAGGCTGAAACAGAGGAATATGATACGCCGCTCCCGGCAGCGGGGCCTGTCCCTGAAAATGCGCAGATTCCCTATGAAGCTGCCCTCGGCGGTAGAGTCAGCCCCTACCGCGATGAGGAAGAACCGCCCGCATACGGACAGCCCGAAAGCGACGGCCCCGACCGCTTGATCATCGAAATACCGCTGGAGGGCTTTACCGACACGGCGCTTGAAAACCTTGACCGGCTCGTTTCCAGCAAGGCGGCACTCATCAAAAAGGCTGTCGGCGCGGATACACTCCCCATCGAGCGGACGGAAACGCTGCTGAAATTCCCGTGGTTCCGCTTTGATGCGACCAGCGACGAGATCGACGCCTATTCCCGGCTCGTCTGCGCCCTTTGCTCGGCGGCCAAGGAGCAGAAACGTGTCAACGCAAAAGAAAAAACCGTGGAGAACGAAAAGTTCTCCTTCCGGGTCTTCCTCATGCGGCTGGGTTTCATGGGCGACGAATACAAGAGCGCCCGAAAAATCCTATTGAAAAACCTTTTGGGCAACAGCGCCTTCAAGAACGGCACGCCGCCAAAAGCAGAGAGCGGCCAGCGCACAGAAAACGAAACGGATGCGGAATAAGCGATATTCCGGATAGACGAACGGCTGCGATACAATAACCTTGCTGCGACGTGGCAAGGTTATTTATTTTCTGGCGGCATTTTGATTTCGCCGTTCTTTGCCTCATACTCCGCAATGTTTTTGCGGATTAGGTACAGGATATGGCCATTTGCGGTGCGGCCTTCATACTTGGCAATAAAATGGAGCTTGTAGTGTAGCTCCTCATCGTCATGGCGTATTCCGATATGGTGTTTCTTGTTTTTCATCATTAATCGCCCTCTCTCTACTCCCTTTGTACTTAAAATGTCAAACCATGTATTCATTTTAAGTACAAATCGTGGTATGATGTTGTAGATGTACTCTCGGAGAGTACACTATATTCTGCGAGAAGGTGTTAATATGAGAGTAGCCATTGTGGGATCAAGGAATCTGATGGTGGATATTGCAAAGTACATACCCGCAAATACAACCGAAATTGTATCGGGCGGTGCAAGGGGAGTCGACACACTCGCGGAGCGCTGGGCGGATCAGAACAATATTCCGAAGGTGATTTTTAAGCCGGATTACAAAAGGCATGGCCGGGCGGCTCCGATTAAGCGGAACGTGCTCATTGTGGAAGCGGCGGATCTGGTGGTGGCTATATGGGACGGCGAATCGAGGGGTACAAAATTCACCATCGACTATGCCAAGCAGGTCGGAAAGCCGGTACAAATTGTTTTGATAGAAAGACACAAACGCCGAGAAAAGCCTTGCAATCCCTCAAAAACAGAGCGTTAATGTACCCCACCAAAAAGAAAGGTGGGGTATTTTTATGGTTGGCGCGCTATTTGATGAGGCGTTCGAGGATTTCGTCACCCAGCGCATGGATGATTTGGGATCAAACGCACCGGACGCGGTATCCGAGGTGATTGGACAGCTTGAATCCTGTTTGGAGTTGCTTGTTCCAACGCTTACGGAAGAACAGAAGCCGCTGTGGATGGATATGGACAACGCCCTATCCGCACAGATCGGCGAAGAAACCCGGTATTATTACCGTGCCGGTTTTGCGGACGCCCTTCAGTTCATTTTCAAGGGCATGAACATCGAAGTTCCGGAAATATTCTGGAGCGGGTCTGTAAAGCGGCAAGACGGCGAGGCGGCGGACGGGTATGCAGAATGATTTACAGAACACCGCCTTTTTCGTGAGGCAACCCTTCCGGATGGAGGATTTGATCCGCCCTCATCGGCTGGATCAACGGCAACCGTTTGTAATTGAAAAAATCATTGACCTCGCACGAATCGACTTTGAGAACCTTGTTACCGATCTATGCGTCGACCGCTGGTTCATTGAGGAAAACAAATGGATCTGCCGTGTCGATAAGGATGGCGTGTGGCATTGCCTTTTGGTTCTGCAGCGAGGCAAAACGGATGGTGTGTTGATCATGCCGGACGGCACGGATTATCCAAAATTCGCCGCCTACTATCCGGGAAAGGAGCTTAGGAATGAATAACAGCTTTCCTCATAAAGAGATCGTCCTCCGGCTGCGGGAGCAATACCCGGCAGGGACACGCGTCGAGCTTGTCCGCATGAACGATCCCTACAGTAAACTAAAGCCCGGCGATCAAGGAACCGTCGCGTCTGTGGATGATATTGGCACCGTCTTTGTGAATTGGGATTGCGGTTCGTCGCTCGGCGCGGCCTATGGAGAGGACGTGATCAGGCGGCTGTAAACCGCCCAAATGTACACAAATCCCTCCGCAAAAGCTTGTTGAAAAATCAGCGGTAATCCCCACACAATTGCCTTGCTATCCTGTGCATTCAGAGTGATTAATGTACCTGCGAAAAGCAAAACACACTTTGAAAGGCAGGTAGCAAGCATGTTTACAGAGAGATTCGGGATCGAGGTTGAGTTCACCGGCATCACCAAAACTCAGGCGGCAAAGGTTGCTGCGGAGTTTCTAGGCGGCAGGATTGGCACAGGGCAGGACGTCATCGGGCCGGACGGGCGCACATGGAAGTTCGTTAACGACGGCAGCATCACGACGCAAAAAAAGGAACGCGGGCGGATCGTCAACGCAGGCAGCGAGTACAGCGTCGAGCTGGTAAGCCCCATCCTCACCTACCGCGAGGATATCGACACCTTGCAGGAGTTGATTCGCAGGCTTCGCAAGGCGGGCGGTTTCGCCAACACCTCCTGCGGCATCCACATCCACTTGGACGGCGCGCACCACACGCCGCGCAGCATCCGCAACTTCATGAACATCATCGCCAGCAAAAATGACCTTTTCTACAAAGCGTTGCAGATTGCGCCGGACAGGATGCGGTATTGTAAAAAGATGGACGCGGCGCTGGTTGAGCGGATGAACCGCAGGAAACCCAAGACCATGGCGGCCATCGAGAGCGTTTGGTACGAAGGATACAACGGCGGCAGGAGCACCCACTACCACAGCAGCCGGTATCATTTTTTGAACCTGCACAGCTTTTTTAACGGGAATCATACGGTGGAACTTCGGGGTTTCAACAGTGAGCTTCACGCGGGTAAAATACGCAGTTACATTGTCCTTGCCTTGGCGCTTAACCATCAGGCGCTGACGCAAAAATGCGCCAGCAGCAAGAAACCGCAGGTTGAAAACGAGAAATTCGCGCTGCGCACCTACCTCAACCGCATCGGGCTGATCGGAGAGGAATTTGCAAACTGCCGTGAGCACCTTTGCAAGCACCTCGACGGAAATGCAGCGTGGCGATTTCGGATGGCGGCATAGATAAAGCGGGCTAACGGGGGCGGGCAACCGCCCCCTGCGGCGGCATGCCGGTCGGTCGGATGGTTTATTGGCTTTTATGAATAAGGCGCGCCCCGGGGCACCCTGCGGGCGGTCAGCGCAAGGAAGGAAGGTTTCTATGAATAAGGAAAATGGCACGATTTATTTGGCATATGGAAGCAATCTCAATATGAAACAAATGGCGCAGCGTTGCCCCACCGCAAAGGTGCTGGGCGGCGCGAAACTCACCGGCTATCAGCTTTTGTTCCGGGGCGGGGGCGGCGGCGCGGTAGCAACCGTCGAGAAAGAAAAGAACGGCAGCGTTCCGGTGCTGCTTTGGGAAATCACGCCCCGGGATGAGGCGGCGCTCGACCGGTACGAGGGATACCCGCGGCTCTACCGCAAGGAAACGGTCAAGGTGCGGCTCAAGGGTAAATGGATTGAAGCGATGGTGTATATCATGAACGAAGGCTGGCCCCTCGGCGTACCGAGCCGGTATTACTACGATGTGATAAGGGAAGGATATATGGATGCAGGTTTCGACCTTTCCATCCTTGCCAAGGCAGTACGCGATTCCAAGCGTTCTATATTTATTATAAGGAAGGAAGAGGTGTAACGATGGGCAAGATACCGCTCATTACCGATAGGATTGTGGAGCAGATCACAGCAATCCGGGAATCCGGCGTGATCAATATGTTTGACGCCAAAGGCGTGCAGCACGAGGCGCATCGCAGGCAGTTCTATGAGCTGGTGGTACTGATTGAGGAATATCCCGAGAGGTATTCAGAGTTCATCCTGACAGGCAAGCGCTAAAGCTTTCGCCGCAGGCAAATCGGCGAAGAGGAATCCATTTGAGAGAGAGCTTCCTCGGAGGCTCTTTTCTTATGCCGAAAAAGTACATAATCCATACTTACAATCTTCTGCACATTTGCGGTGAGAATTGCCTTGCTATCCCCACGCCTCAGAGGTATCATGTGTCCCACTAAAGGCAACCATTGGAGGGGTTTTCATGAAAGAGATTGATTGTAGGACGGTTTACGCCCACACATTTATTGAAATCGAAAATGAAATGACCTATGCGCCCCGGGGCGCACGCATGACTGTCCATATTACCGAGCAGGGCAACGGTTATGCTTTGAAGGCAGGCGACGAGGTTTGCTACAAGAAGAAAAACATGCGGCTCAGTCCCTTCCACAAGGACGCGGGCACATGGGTGGACGGACGGGGCTACGATCAGGATGGCCTGCGTGTCGTGCGGGATTTTCTGATCGGCCTTCACCGGTGCGATTTCAAGTTCATCGTGCGCATCGTGTAAGGAGGGACGGAAATTGAAAACCATTAAAATAGAATGTCCGAAATGCGGCGGCACGGGGCTTTATCAGGGAATTTGCGAAAGGGACGGCGCTGCCGTTGTCTGTTATGCCTGCAAGGGTTCCGGTGCAGTCACCTTTTCATACGACGAATTTACCGGTCGGAAGCGAAGGAATAACGTGCGCCGGGTTTATGAGTCGGGCGGTGGTTATGTGATATCCGCTGAGGATAAAACGCTGGACAACGGCGAAACCATCCGGTTTTCGCAGTTTGGATGTGGATACGAGGAGTGGTTGGCCGGGTGCCCGCCTCTTCCCATCAAGGACTTGTACTGTCCTAATTTACTGTGCCATGATAATCTCGTTGAGGGATGTGAAGATTGCAGGGTGGGCAGTTACATTTACGAATGTCCTCATTATGCGAACAGAGCGGCCTGCTGGGAGCAGTACGAAAAAGCCAAGACGGTTTAAATCAAAAGGGTTTCTGCGGAGGCTCTTTTTTCATGCCGGAAGCGCCGGAAACGTACACAATTTTCCTCCATTATCTTTTGTACATTTGCGGCGCGAATTGCCTTGCTATCCCCACACCCCAGAGGTATCATGTGACCTGCCAAAGGGGCAGACACCAAAAACAGGAGGGCACGAGGATGAAAAAGCACACGATAAAAGCGAAATATACGCGCGATGGATGGGTCGACGGCATGATAGACGGGTTCCGGTTTCAGGCGAAAGTTTTCGATGAGAGTTCCCGCTTCGGCATCAACGAAGGTCGCGTGAGCAAGCTGATGATTTGGGATGAAAGCAAGCGGCAGGCCGACGCGAATATTTTTAAGGCCAGCATTCTTAATTACGACAGAGGTTGGGACATCAAACCGACGAAAGCCGCCGATAAGGAAATACTGGCCGCCGTACTGGAATACCTGGGCGACTTACCCACCGCTGAATTTTGGGAGACGATTGCCGCACAAGAGCCGTTTCGCGCTGCGGTGCGTTTGAAAGACGGTCATGTAATCAACGCGCGGATTCGCGTCGACGTCGATGGATGGGGTACGATACAGGATTATTTGACCGGCAACTGGCACGGCAAACTTGACCCGATAGCGATTCGGGATTTACTGGAGCGGGCGAAATAGAATTAGGCGGAAACCGCTAAGGAGCTTCTGAGGAGGCTCTTTTTTCATGTTGAAGGCGCTGGAAATGTACACAATTCCCCTCCATTATCTTCTGTATATTTGCGGGGCGAATTGCCTTGCTATCCCCATACCCCAGAGGTATCATGTGACCTGCCAAAGGCAAACAGCCATTTATACGGAGGAAACGAAAATGAGAAACGACTTGACGATGAAAGAGCTAAAGCTGCACACGCTGATCGGTGACGTTCAGGAATGCGCGATGTCCGGTATGAATAAACGGCAGATCCGCCGGTTGCTGGAAACGAGATACGTCAATCTTGATACCGACATCACCGAGGACGAATTCACCGAGGTTCTTGACCGCGAATACAAAAAGGTCATGGAACGGTGCAATTCAAAATAACCCCAAGTAACGGCAAAAACAATATGAGGAGCCTCGAAAGAGGTTCCTTTTTTCTTTGCCCATTTTTAGAAAGGAGGCGGCGGCGCTGCGGAAGCTCAAGCGATACAAGCCCACGGGGTTCATGGCGAATGGTTCAGTATACAACAAAGAGGCGGCGGATGTCGCCGTTTCTTTTATCAATTGCTTGAAGCATACGAAGGGCGAATGGTATGGTCTGCCTTTTGAGCTGATCGACTGGCAGGAGCAGATCATACGCGATATTTTTGGCATCTTGAAGCCGAATGGGTATCGCCAGTTTAACTCGGCCTACATTGAAATCCCCAAAAAACAGGGAAAATCAGAACTTGCGGCAGCTGTCGCCCTGCTTTTGACCTGCGGGGATTTTGAGCATGGCGGTGAGGTATACGGCTGCGCATCTGATCGGCAGCAAGCGTCCATCGTGTTTGACGTGGCGGTCGACATGGTGGAACAGTGCCCCGCGCTCAAAAGCCGGATTAAGCCCATGCTGTCGCAGAAGCGGCTGGTATATAAGCCGCTTGGCAGCTTTTATCAGGTTCTGAGTGCTGAGGCCTATACGAAGCATGGACTGAACGTCCATGGCGTGGTTTTTGATGAATTGCACGCCCAGCCGAACAGGAATTTATACGACGTGATGCTGCACGGGTCCGGCGACGCGCGAAAGCAGCCGCTTTTCTTTCTAATTACAACGGCGGGCACCGACCGCCATTCCATCTGCTGGGAGGTACATCAGAAGGCCGAGGATGTTTTGCAGGGCCGCAAGGTGGACCCGACCTTTTATCCGGTCATTTACAGCGCGCCGGACAACGCGGACTGGACAAAAGAAATCTTATGGAAAAAGGTCAACCCATCCCTCGGGATCACCGTGGATATTGAAAAACTGCGGGTGGCCTTTGAAAACGCTCGCCAGAATCCTGCCGAGGAAAACCTATTCCGGCAGCTCCGCTTGAACCAATGGGTCAAGCAATCGGTACGCTGGATGCCAATGGAAAAGTGGGATAAATGCGCGTTCCCCATCGATGCGGACAGCCTACGCGGACGCATCTGCTATGGAGGCCTCGACCTGTCCAGCACCACCGATATCACGGCCTTTGTTCTGGTTTTCCCTCCGCTGGATGAAAACGACAAATATCAAATACTGCCTTTCTTCTGGATTCCGGAGGATAACCTCGACCTGCGGGTGCGGCGTGATCATGTGCCATATGACATTTGGGAACGGCAGGGCTATTTAAAGACCACGGAGGGCAACGTGGTGCATTATGGCTTCATCGAGAGCTTTATTGAGGAGCTTGGGGTGAAGTACAACATTAAGGAAATCGCTTTCGACCGCTGGGGTGCCGTGCAGATGGTGCAGAACCTTGAAGGTTTAGGCTTCACCGTCGTGCCGTTCGGTCAGGGCTTTAAAGATATGTCGCCCCCGACGAAGGAACTCATGAAGCTTACGCTGGAAGAAAAAATTGCTCACGGCGGGCATCCCGCGCTTCGGTGGATGATGGACAACATCTTCATCAAGACGGATCCGGCAGGTAACGTGAAACCGGATAAAGAGAAATCCACGGAAAAAATCGACGGCGCGGTGGCGACCATCATGGCGCTGGACCGTGCGCTGCGGCATGGCGGCGACGGTGATGGCGCTTCAATTTACGATGAGAGGGGGTTGTTGATTTTATGAGCGTGTTTTCCCGATTGTTCCGGTCTCGGGATAAACCGAAGAACCGGCTTGGCAGTGCAGTCAGTTTTTTGTTCGGCGGCACGACCAGCGGCAAGTCCGTGAACGAACGGACGGCCATGCAGACCACGGCAGTATATGCCTGCGTCCGGATATTGGCCGAGGCAATCGCGGGGCTGCCGCTCCATATTTACCAATACAAAGCGGATGGCGGTAAGCAGAAGGTTATCAGCCATCCGCTTTACTATTTGCTCCACGACGAGCCGAATCCCGAGATGACTTCCTTTGTGTTTCGAGAAACGCTGATGAACCATCTCCTTATATGGGGCAATGCCTATGCGCAGATCATCCGAGACGGGCGCGGGCGCGTGCTCGCCCTTTACCCCTTGCTGCCCAACAAGATGGATGTGGACAGGGCGCAAAACGGCGAGCTGTATTACATCTACCGGCGCGACACGGAGGAAAACCGCCTCGATCCGCGCGGCGGCATGGTAACCCTTCGCCGGGACGAGGTATTGCACATCCCCGGCCTCGGCTTCGACGGATTGATTGGCTATTCGCCTATCGCTATGGCGAAAAACGCCATCGGCATGGCGCTGGCCACGGAAGAATACGGCGCGTCCTTCTTCGCCAATGGTGCGAACCCCGGCGGAGTTTTGGAGCATCCCGGGGTGGTTAAAGACCCGCAGCGCGTGAAGGACAGCTGGAACAGTGTTTATCAGGGCAGCGCCAATGCCCATCGCATTGCCGTTTTGGAAGAAGGAATGAAGTTCCAAGCCATCGGCATCCCTCCAGAACAAGCGCAATTTTTGGAAACAAGGAAGTTTCAAATCAATGAAATCGCCCGCATTTTCCGCGTACCGCCTCATATGGTGGCCGATCTGGATAAATCCAGCTTTTCGAATATCGAGCAGCAATCACTGGAATTCGTCAAGTATACGCTTGATCCGTGGGTGACGCGTTGGGAACAGGCCTTGCAGCAATCGCTTCTCCTGCCCTCGGAAAAATCTCGTTATTTTGTGAAGTTCAATGTGGACGGATTGCTGCGTGGCGATTACGCAAGCCGAATGAGCGGTTATGCCACTGCCCGACAAAACGGGTGGATGAGCGCAAATGACATTCGAGAACTGGAGAACATGAACCGGATTCCGGAGGAGCTGGGAGGTGATCTGTACCTGATCAACGGCAACATGACCAAGCTCGCGGACGCAGGCATTTTTTCTGGTCAAAGCAAAACGGAAACGGAGGAATTAAACAATGGGCAAAACAAGTAACGCAAGCCCTCCTCGCCGCTTTTGGAATTGGGTGCGGAATGAGGACGGCAGCCGTACACTCTACCTCGACGGCGCTATCGCCGAGGAGAGCTGGCTGGGCGATGAAATCACGCCTAAACAATTCAAGGATGAACTGCAAAGCGGCGAAGGCGACGTCACCATCTGGCTTAACAGCCCGGGCGGTGACGTTTTTGCTGCCGCTCAAATCTACAACATGCTGATGGACTACCCCGGGAACGTGATCATAAAAATTGACGGCATTGCGGCCAGCGCCGCATCGGTCATCGCTATGGCTGGTGGCGAGGTATATATGTCGCCGGTTTCCATGATGATGATCCATAACCCGGCCACCATTGCCATCGGCGATTCCGAGGAGATGGCAAAAGCCATCGCCATGCTCAATGAGGTCAAGGAATCCATCATCAACGCGTATGAGTTGAAAACAGGTCTTTCCCGGGCGCGCATCTCCCACATGATGGACGCGGAAAGCTGGATGAACGCCAACAAGGCGATTGAACTCGGCTTTGCCGACGACCTCCTGTTCACGGAGAGTGATGCGCCGCCTGCCGAATTTGACCTATCGGCCAGTATGATCTTCAGCCGACAGGCGGTCACCAATTCCATCCTGCGAAAGCTCACACGACAACAAAAACCCACAGGCACCCCGGTCGAGTCGCTGCAAAAGCGGCTCGATTTGCTTAAGCCCTAAATTTTGAAGGAGGAAACGACAATGAACAAAATCTTAGAACTGCGCGAAAAGCGCGCAAAGGTATGGGAAGACGCCAAGGCCCTTTTGGATTCCAAGCGGGGCGGCGACGGGCTTCTGTCCGCAGAGGACACGGCGGCTTATGAAAAAATGGAAGCCGACGTGGTGGCGCTGGGCAAGGA